AGGAAAAAGTCGAAAAAGATGGAATCGAAAAGGTAATGGACATGGAAATCAAGTCGTTCTGTTACGATGTAGCCGTAAAGGACTATTTCAAAAAATGCAAAGCCGATGGGATAGACCTTGAAGCACTTATCCTACCTAAACTCTAATTAAACCCCATAATGCATGAAAAAGATGACATTAAAAGCCAAAATTGCCGTAGTATTCCTGCTTCCGTTTTACGTTGGAATAATTATCCTTTTCCTCTTAGGAATCATCCTATTTTGGGCTTTTATCAAGCTGCTTGATTTCTTAGGAATTATAGAAGGATTGACCTACCTGCTCAAAGAAACCAAGTCCCAGTACTCAAGCTATTATTTCAAGAAAATCCTATCCCAAGAAGACAGGGATATTCTTAAAGGCAAGTTCAAGGAAGAGGATTAGTCGTAATCCACAAACTTGTCGAATACCCAAAGCAGACTATTGGGATCGTACTTTCCTTCCATGTAACTATACGTGGTATGAAGGTCATCGTGGGTTTTGACCTCCACAGAAAACATCATCTCGTAATTAGTAGACTGATCGGATGGTTTGTTGATATGAACCGTGTTTATTACCGTACTGCTTTTATTGCTGAAACGAATTGGAGTGTGACTATTTCCTGATTGCATATCAATATACTGGATAGTATCTCCGGGTTGATAATTAGTCAGTTCAAATACACCAACATAATCCGTATCAGCAGGAACCGTGATGGTATCCGTAGCAGGATTAAATGCAGATTGTCTATCTAATGGAACCGTTACAGTGCTAAATTTACCTGCTATAATAGTTGCATTTTCAATGGTAACTCCATCGAATGTATAAGTAGCACCAGCAACAGCATCTCCGATAATTGTACAATTATTAATAATAGCACCATTTTTAAGATTAATTGTCGCATTACTTATTGTAGATGTATTTATTCCACAATATGTGGCATCACATATTACATTAGAATTATTAATGCTTGAATTGGCGATTTGAGAATCATTTAGAACAAAAGAACCACCAATTACTTTGCTATTAATAATTGCAGCTGAAGCATTACCGCTGAAATAAACGATGTTATTAAGAATAGAGCTTGAACTTGAAGCATACGATCCTATATATGGGCCTTGAATTAAATTGCCTCTGTTATCTAAAACGGAAGCATTCTGATTAAGACCTATATCCATTACAACCATACTTCCTTTGAGATAAGTGTCGGTTGAATACTGATGATTAGATGTGCTATACGTATTACCTGTAAGTGCCGTAACTAAAATAGTTTGATCATTTGCTGCCCCAGTACCAGTTACAGTATATTTTCTTCCAACAATTAAATTATTTGAAGCCGCAAGTGCAACAAAATCATTTTTAGTAAGAGTCTCATTAAAGATTCCTTCTGTTTCAAGTTTATAGTTTGTTCCACCACGAGCTATGCGAAAAAGGTCACCATTTTCCACATATACTCCATCAACTTCTTGGGAAGTAGTTTTATTTGCCATGTCTTTTATTTTTAGTTTTCACGTAATTCATAATCACCATCTTCTCTTAGCTCAATGCTAAAGTCTTCCCGTAATTCGTAACGGGTAGCCATGGGAGTATCATCCGATGGTGTGTTTCTTTTTTTATTGCAATTTTTGCATGGTTCGCAGGAGTTCCATCTTCCCGGAATAGGATCGCATGGAATCTTATGCTTACTGCCAATGGCCTGAACAGACCTTTTGATGTCTTTTAATCCCATCGTTATTCTTTTTCGAATAATGGTGAATAAGCCAATACCTTTTCGTCAATTACTGTATCATCGCTACCCCACGCCTGAAGCGTGTCATTATCTATCTCTACCTGAAACGAAGTGACAAAGGATGAGTTACCTTCACTATCTGTATTCATTAGATAACATTGCGCTATGGCGAAATCAATGCCACGAGTTAAATTCTGAATTTGCCAAGCAATAGCATTAGCTGTCTTTTCGCTTAGTTCACCAAACTGAATAGGTTTAATTTTAATGTATGGTTTCATTTTAGTATAGCGATATGTATGGTATATTAACAGATAATAGGTTTCCGGAAATGGACAATGTAGATGGAAATGACGTTTGTGTTGGTGCAAACATGGAAAGATACATTCCATTGGTATTATCCAATGTCCAAGCATTATAGACTGGACTTGGAGTAATCATAAGAGCCGGAGCCGTTCCTGATGATGCGCTATACATCAATGCGGCATAATGCACCCCGGCTGATGCTGAATAGGTAGAAGTAAATGCTTTATTCCTAATCTGACTTGACCCTGCCGTAGTGAATATGGTAGCATCATTAGCAGAAACGGCCTGACGGGTAAAAGTGCCTCCTGATTGGGTATAAAGAGCAACTCCATTAAAGTTGCTCGCTACAAACGAACCAACCGTAGCTTGAATCCATTTAACACCTGTAATAGTCATAGCCCGTGGAACCCATGTAGCTATTAAATACAGTCTTTGGCTTACCGGATTCATTGCATTGCTGGTTAATGAAGCCAAGGTAGCATATACAGGCTCCGCCTTAATAGCTGAACCTATACTTGGCAATGCTTCCGTATGAGTCCAGTTTATTGAATCTGTGCCTCCGCTATATTGAGGTATATTGAGGGTATTTCCAACCAAAGTAGACGCACCCGATGAGCCTGTCGTAGTAAGCGTTAATGCGCCTTGCTTATTATTGAAAGTCGTATAATCCGTGCTTGACAAAAAACCGCTTTGACTTGCGCTTGCCTGTTTTACCTGAATACTCGTTCCTGAACCTATAACCGCATTGGAACCTCCCGTTATCGTAAGTACCGATGAGGTCGATTCCGTTAAGTTTCCTTGGGTTATAGCATTTTGCTTAGAATTAAATGTATTCCAATCTGTGGTGGATAAGAGTCCACGATTAGTTGATGATGCGGTAGGTATATTGAATGTATGTGTACTGCCGGATGATGTAATACCAAAATCAGTTCCGGATGTTCCAGTAGATAATGTCTGTGCCGATCCTGTAAGACTATTAATTGCAGTAATCCCAGTTCCTGCCATTATACCACTCTGTTGTGTAACGGTGGCTATTACAGATGCCGTAGATGGAGGAGGATTTCCTGCTGCATAATACTCCATGGTGACATACGTATGACCCGTTGTTGACCATACTAACTGATAATAATCACCTGCAACAATATCTAATAGATAGTTCCAAGAAACAATAGCATGGCCATTAATACCACCATGTGAATTTGGTATTGAACAATATCCTGTACTTCCGGCCACGTCAACACCATTTTTACGAATCCAAATAGAAACGTCCTCTAATTGGTTATGCGTATTTTGAAATTGTGCCGAAAACTGAAGATTATAAATCCCCGTATTGGCAAAAGTTATATGGGTTAAATTAGTTCCATCAGTTACTACCGTGACTCCATTTGATAAATCAGTCGTTCTGAATATCATCGGATAACCCACATTACTTGCAGCAGCAGTTTGCGTATAGTCATCCTGCCATTGACCGTAATATCCGGTAGGTGTTGCAGCCGTATTACTTCCCCACTTTAATCCTGTTGCCTGAGTGCTATCCGCAATTAAAACCTGAGTATCTAATCCAACAGGAAGACGTGTGTCTGCTGAAGCATTATGTACGTAAATATCTCCCTTGGTTGTTAATGGAGAAGCAGACCCACCCCCACTATACTGAGGGATATTAAGTGTTGCACCAACTAATGTTGCAGGGCCGCTACTACCCGTAGTAGTAAGCGTTAATTTATCCTGCTTATCGTCTAATTGTTTTTTATCCGCCTTCTCATCGAGCAGCGTAAAAATAGTCTGTCCCGGCTGAAGGTCGTTGATGTTCATCGGTCTAAAATTCTATTGACTATCGTCAGGATAAAATGCGACAAAAAGATAGTAGGAAGAATCATCCACCAACTGAATGCAAACGTGCCTTTAAGCAGGATGAAAGAGGCTATGGTAAGCCATGTGTTTTGGCAGTACATACATCCTCCCAACGGAGAATACAGGAAGCCAAAAGGATTTTTAGGGTTATCCCTGAAATAGACATCCAGCATATCCATATACCATCCAAAGATGGCTCCCGGCTGATAGCAGAAATTCAGGAAATAAGACCCCAAGGCAGACATACCTGCCGTGGCTAAAATCGAGTTAAGTACGGCAAAGCGATTACCGACTCCAATAACATCAACGCAGAATATACCAAGCAAAGCACCAAGAATAAGATAAACAATCTCATTTGATACCACTTGTGCCTTCGTGTCTTTGGACTCCATGTTATACGCATTGGCTGATGATGCCGTGAGCCACAAAGCAACAGGCTCCATCAACAGAGGTTACATAATTAATTCCGCTTTGCACACCTGCACAAGACGGAAACTTGATTTTAATCATCGTATCACTATTCTCATTGAACGTGAACGGAAGGGTGATCGGGTCACCTACCGGAATGGTTGCCGTGATCTCTGAATAAGCACCCATCGACCAAATCTCGAAGGTGTAATCACCACAATCGTCAATGGAGGTAAAACCAAAATCGATGACATTGCCATAGACAAAGCATCCAATATCTTTAGTGCATCCGCAATTCATGGTCTTAAAAATAATTGATTTGTAGGGTTAAATCGAAGTCTATGGCAACAAACATAAGGTTTTTGTCAAACTGCTTTGCCTTGGGGCTTTCCTCTTTCAGGATAGTAATACTATCTATCACCGACCGGATAGGAACAGCCTCGGCATTACGGATGACCTGCTTGGGCGGCCAATTATCATCAATGTTAGGGAAATCAGCCTTCATCAACGCCCTGCGGAGGTTATCTTCTGCATTATAGGGACACCAATTCCTCAGACATAATACGATGCGCAGGTTATAGTCCGTCTCCATGATCGTATGGTTACAGCTCATGGTTTTGGCCGTTTTTAGCGGCCTGTGGATGATTTCTCCCGAATCCCGATGCCTGATATAGGCATAATCGCCCTCGTTATCCTTGATGCCTGCATAAACAAATTCGTTCTGCTTTTCTGAGGATTGAACCAATACACGGCCCTCATCATCTATCCGAGCCGGATAAATGACCTTTTTGACCTGCGGAAAGTAATTCCGCACAGAGGTGGCAATGGCTTCAAAAAAGCTGTTCATAGGTAGCTATCAAGAATTTGATCAATATACCCCATATATTGTTTCTCAAAATCGGACTCTAATGTACTGATTTCATTGGCAGTAGGACTAAAAATATCCATGGGCCCACCTGCTCCAGCCTTAGACCCCTGAAGTAGTTCCTGATAATTTGCTTTTTGTACGTTTTTACCGTTTTTTATTTCTAAGATGGCTCCGTTTTTTTTAGGAAATGAATCAATACTATTTTTAAGTTCTCCCGAATAATTCAAATCTACATAATCAATTTGAAGACCCTTTTCAAGCCTCTTCATCATCCAATCTTTACTTAAATAATCGCCTATATTTGAATTGAATGCGTTCAAACCATCCTTAAAAATCCGTTTTTTGAAGGATTCTTCCAACGTCAATAAATTATTATAAGCTATTGGGCCTGATTGTGTTTTAGCAAAATTTTGCATTTGCCCAAATAACTTTTTGGCCTGTTCTGGAGTCATTTTTTGATGGCGTTTATCAAATACCCAAAGGAAAAGATAAATCCGATTCCGGCAAGCAATATCCAAAAGAATCGCATGGGATGGTCACCCACCAAATGCCGGACACGCTCGACCGTGTTCTCAACCCGTACCTTTTCGATTTTAATGGTATCCGGAGGACATTCCGAGTGAACCCAAAAGCTATCTCTGACCCTGACTAACTTGACCTGAATCTGCGTCTTGGCATCTCGTAGAAATACGGTATCCGGCCCATTAAGCCGGAAAAGAGTATCAAAATGAGAAGAATGGGTAATTACTACCGTGTCCTTGACGATAGTTTCCTTATAGACGGTTGCTGGAAACTTCTCCTCGCATCGTCTCTGTGTGACGCATCCGTTAGCAACCGTCAGCAGGAGGAACATCATTAGGACGCTCCTTAATTTGTACGTAATCGTTTTTGTAGGCATCTATCTTCCGGTATAGCATTCCGGCCACCTCATGTTTAACGTAACCGAGCAGGGCAAGGTTCTTAATCAGCGAGAGAAGACTAACTAAAACGATAGGGACTATAAGACCCTCATCAAGCCAAAAAAGTACCGGATTATCACGGGCGATGGTCGAGGTAAACATCAAAAGACCTGTATGCGAACAGACTGTCCAAAATACTCGCAACGCCTTACGGGTCTCAAAACGGCTGTTTTTCCATGCGATGGCCATACCCGTTAGATGATCTGCGAAAATGAGACCTATAATCGCAAAATAGGTCGTATAGGGGTCGTAAATCCAATGGGTTATCCATGCCGTCATGCTTCCAAAGGTAAATCCTCCAAAAACGGCCATGAACCAAATTTTGGCTCGCAATTTCAGGGATAAGATACTCGTGAAAATTGCGCCCAAATCGGTATGTTCTTTCATTATCTTTTAGGTTTGGTGGGCCGTGGACGTGAACCGCCACAAGAACCGCACCCCTTTTCTACGCCAAACATAGTGTTGTTGTTTTAGGGTTTTCCGATGATATAACGTGATTGATTACAAACTATGCAACAATCATCTGTTCTCTTAAATAGTTCGGGTAATGAGTCAATAACGCCCTTTAGGTGCTTCTCATATTCCGAAGTGAAATCTTTAATCAGGTAGGCGGCCTTGTCCGTATCCAATAAAGTCATGGAATTTAGGCGGTCGGATGTAATTCCTTCCTTGATTATTTCAATTCCGGCCCTGTACAGGATTAAAAACGGCAATTTGCTTGAAATGATACAGCCAAGCTCACTATAACTACATTCGGCAGTAGCATCGACCTGAAGACCATAGGTGCTATTGCTCACACCTATACCATTCCATCCATTAGCAGTCATGTGCTTATTGGCCTTGGAAGAACATCCACAGCCCTTCTTAACGACCGAATTATTGACGCTAACCACCGAGTCATCCATCAGCACATAGGCCGTATCGCTGTCCGTATAGAAGTTGGTAATCACTAACGCCTCGCCATTGGCATTAGTGGTAAAATTGAACGTCTCTATATTGCCATCGGTAGCGTCGATATAAAAGGAATGACTGAAATTGGCATTGGCAATTTTAATCTTTACCTGATTGATACGAAGCCGAAGCAGACGGCTTTTATTGGTGATGACCCTAACGCCTCTGTCACCTGTATAATTGGGTAGATTAGTAGTGGCCCATTCTCCTACATGGATTTGGTCAACGATGCTGTTTACTCGGAAAAATGGCGTAGCAGCCATCGCAATCTCTTCCAGTACCAAGCGGGTAGCAAAGTTTATCTTCTCCTGAAGGAATAGCAATCCGCTATTGGTATCCGAATCTACGATGTCGGCAGCGTATTGAAGATTTATACCCGGCAGGTCGTTTATCCACAATCCGCTTTTAGGATTGGTGGTCAGGCAACGAACGCCAATAAAATCTTTGAGGCAATCAGGAATGGTATTGATAGGGGTCATGGCTATAAATGTTTTTTTCCTCTATTTTGACAAGACAACGATGGCGAAGATAGTCAGGAACCCAAAAAGACGGACAGGCTTTTGCGGCAAACTGATTATGCCCGGCAATGAGTATATCCGGCTGATAGGCCAACACTTCTGCAATAATACTTGAAAGCATCCGATTTTGGGCATCCGTCAGGGTGTCTTTTGGGGTCTTTTTATCCTTATCCAATCCACCAATATAACAAACATGGCGGCTGATGGCATTTATTCCGGCTGCTCCGTAGGTTATTTCCCCGGCATCTATCCATTTGTCGTTATTGTGCTTCACGAACTGATGCCGGCTACCATCCAAGAGAACGAGATCAGAATAACCGACCCTGTCCCATCCACGTCCCTGAGGCTTTGGCATCATGTGCCAATTTTTAATAGTTTGGGCCGTTACCGACCTACCTTCAGGAGTTGCCGAGCAATGGATGATTAGGTATGTAAAAGGCTTTTTCATGCTATTTTTTTAAGCCTAAGTAAATAGTACTATATCGTTTATTGGTCACAGAGTCTATCTCAAATTGTGGAAATTCTCCTGAAAACCAATGGATTGTATTTTCAATATCTTCGTTTATCCGGTAGCGGAAATTGCCACGGGTAACGCATAACACCACCCCAAGACCGGATATAAGTCCTTTTCCCCACTCCCATTTAACTACCTTGACATTGGTGGTAGGATTGAGAAGATGGAGATTATAGCTTGACCTAAGCTTATTGATGGCCATTAAATCGCCACCCTGTTTTTCAAAAAGATAGAAATGCTCTTCGTTTACCTTGCCATATAGGACAGATAAATCGTAGTTATTTCCAAGACCAAAATGGAAGGTCTGCACGGCTGATTTTATCCGTGAATCAAATTGGTCTAAAAGTATCTCTCTATAAATCATAATAAGAAAAAAAAGAGGCCAAGCAGATGCCCGACCTCTTTTATCATTGATTACCCGAATTATGCAGGGGTTACGCCACCACCACCAACAACATATTGAGGGCAACCCATCTCGATGTCATTCCACGTGATCGTGCCATCGAAATAAGTTGAACCTGTGTTGTTGTCTTCGATAACCTCATCGATTTCAAGGATGAAATCGTTGATAGGGCCAACTACGTAACCATCGCAGGTTTCGTAAATCAGCTTGTAGTTAGAAGAATTGGTGAGGATGGTATTCCAAAAGGTATAAGCCAAACAGCCGGGGCCGGGAGAAGTTACCGTGTCGGTGTTGTAATCCGAGAAGGTAATCTGCTTTTCAGCACCCACGATACCTTCAGGCATACAAGAAGCGATACGCTTCTTGGTGAAGGAACCTTTGGCTTTTTGACCCATGATGAGACCGGAACCAACTACCTCATTAGTAGTTTGAGCGGTTGTCCAATCGGCATCATCCGTAAAATCCCAATCTACGGCATCGCACTTTACGAACCACAGACGCTTAATACCACCGGGACGGGAGGTAATACCACAGCCACCCGAATAACTTACGGGTAAGGCTGGAGCGCATGATGAACTACAAATAGCCATGTGAATATGTATTAGAAGTTAGACAATTAATTAGGGGCAAGCGATGTCACCACCAGCAGAGCAATCCGTCAGTTGGAACCAACCGTCAGCCTCGTTGCAATAAGCATTCGGGGTCTTGAACAGGTTCCAGTTCAGGCCGATTTCAACGTACCAAACTTCAGCGCAATCGTCGTAGTTGGTCTTCAAATCGTAAACCATGCCGGAGAAAGGATCAACGATAGTGCCATGCTCGAAAGAGTCGTTCTTCTTAGCATAGTCACCAACGTATTTGTTCCAAAATACCAGTTGCATAACGCCAGGAGCGTAAACGATGGATGATTTGCCATCTCCGTCACCGAGGATGCTTGCAGCGAAGCGGTCGGTATAGAAATAGGTCTCACCGATAGCACGGCTCATGTCCATGCCATAGTTCGTGTTGCAA